GTATGGATAAAGCTAAAATACTTATAACTAAAAAGTTTAAGATACTGTTAGATACTACCGTTAGATACAGAATATATGCTTTTTACGGCGGTAGGGGTGGCGGAAAAACTCAGTGTATGGCACGATGTGTTTTGTATTATTTACATATTGCAAAAGCAAAAAAAAGAATTTTAAATTTAAGAGAGTTTCAGAACTCTATTGAAGATAGTACTTATCAGGTGTATGTGGATGCGATTAATCAGAGTGGGCTATCCAACAACTATATAATTTACAGTGACAGAATTGTTAATGCAGTTAACGGCAGTGAAATTATTTTTAAGGGTATGAGAGGTACGGGCGGTAAAAAGTCCGGACAGCAATTAAAAAGTTATGAGGGGTTTGATTTGTGTTGGGTAGATGAAGCACAAAGTTTTTCTAAAGAGCAGCTTGATGTGTTGTTGCCGACTATCCGTAAAGCAGAATCTATGTTGTGGTTTAGTTTTAACCGGTTAGAAGAAGATGATCCTATTTGGACCGTTGTAAGTTGCGGTGATGACGATGTGTATATAGATAAAGTGAATTATTATGATAATCCGTTTTGGACAGAAGCACTTGAAGCAGAAAGGTTAAGATGTTTGAGAAATGATCCGGCAAATTATGATCATATTTACGAAGGTGATCCGATAAATAATGCGGATGATTTTAATTTAATATCAAGAGATATTGTTACAACAGCACAAGAGAGAAATTACAGTGTGCATGAGTATAGATTGATGCCGAAGATTATAGGAGTAGATCCGGCTCGTTACGGCAGAGATAGTGCGGTATGGTATTTAAGGCAAGGTGTGTACAGTAAGATTTTGAGAGTAGTGCAAAAAACTTCTGCTCCGCAATTGCTTGATATAACGACAGAACTTATACAACAGTATAAACCGGCAGCGGTATTTGTGGATCGTGGCGGAGAAGGCGGAAGTTTGGTAGATTTTGCAAGACAATTAGGTTATAAAAATGTGTACGATGTAGGATTTAACGATGCTGCCGGTAACAAAAGATATAAAAATAAAAGAGCAGAAATGTATTGTAAGTTGAAAGATTGGTTGACGGTGAAAGGGTATGTGGAAGATAATCACGATTTAAGGCAAGAGCTTACAAACATAAAACAGTTGCCGAAAGATATAATACAGCTTGAAGATAAAGCTAATGTTAAAGATAGGATAGGAAGATCTCCCGGATTGGCTGATGCACTTGCTTTAACTTTTGCAAGAGATGTGAAAGCTCAAACAGTTATGGAAGCTGCAAATAACAGAAGTGGTTTAAGGCAGATACGACAAAACAGTGTAAGACCGGTAATGATGTAATAAAAAGTGGCTGAGCTACTTGACAAAAAATTATAATTTGTTTATAACATAGTCAGTTAAAAAGTTTTTAATAGATTTTGATCTGCGGAAAAGGGTGTTTTATCGTGGATCAAATTTTTTTTATAAATAAAATTTTAAAAGCTTGCAAAAACAATTTAAATTGTTTTGCGGGCTTTTTTTGTTTGGGAGAGTAAAAATTATGGCGGGTATTTTTTCTACACCTTCTATGCCAAAAATTGAAGTTAAAGAAGCTCCTAAAGTTATTGATGAAAGCTCATCAAGAGCTAAAACTCTTGAAGCTTTAAGAAAGAAAAAAGGCAGAGCAAGTAACATGCTTGCCGGTGATTATTACGGTAACTCACAATCTGCTTCAACTACAGCTATTGCCGGACAACCGTCTGCAAGTAAAACATTATTAGGACAATAAAAAGGAGATCTGCAAAATGGAAAATACACCTTTAAACAACAAAATTAAAGACGAACTTTACAAATTATTTATTGAATATCCGAGATTGGAAGTTAAGGAAGTGTTGGCAAGATTAGACAATATAACTAAAGATGTAAAAAAACAAAGTAAAGAGGTAAAGAAAAATGACAACACAAGATCCTAATGTTAATGTGTTTGAAGGATTGTCGGAAGAAGCTGCAGCTTTTGTGAACAACAAAGGTTTTAAGACGGTAGAAGATGTTGTAACCGGTTACAGAAATTTAGAGAAGTTTACCGGAGTACCGGCAGATAAAATTTTAAAGATGCCGGATGAAAACAATGCAGACGAAGTAAATGCTTTTTATAAAAAGTTGGGCAGACCGGATAAAGCAGAAGATTATAAGTTTGAAATTGCAGAAGGGCAAGATGATGCTATAGCTAAAGCTATTGCTCCGGAATTGTTTAAAGCGGGATTATCGCAAAAACAAGCAGCTGCAATATATAAAACTTTGGAAGCTGCAAAAATAGAGCAAACTAAAGCTGCAGAACAAGCAGCAATTAAAGCTGAAGAAGATCTTAAAACAGAGTGGGGTAACAACTACGATAAGAATCTGGAAGCAGCAAAGCAAGCGGCAAAAATTGCCGGAGTAACACCGGAACAGATTGAAGCTTTGCAAAAAGCTACAGATTATAAAACTGTTATGAATATATTTAAAAATCTTGCTTCTAAGTTTGGAGAAGATACTTTAAGAGGTGCGGGAGATAACAACCAAAGCAGATTTACTTTAACACCGCAACAAGCAAGAGAAAAGATTGAACAGTTAAAGAGTAATGCAGAGTGGCAACAGAAGATGGCAAACGGTGATAAAGCTACGATACAAGAGTATGACGAGCTTTCTAAAATTGCCGTAAGTGATATGCAAGGATAGTTTTTTGAAAATAAAGTGCATTATGCACTATTTATAGACGGAAATACAAGGCAACCTTGAAAAAGGTCTTGTGGCGGGTATGAAAGAATATCTGACCGGCTAAATGCCGCAGCTTAGTTAATGAGCTGATTTTTGAATTGGTCCGTTTCGGCGGGCAACCTTGAAAAAAATAAATCATACAAAAATTTATTTACAAGGAGAAAGAAAATGCCAGAATTATTTTTAACCGGTCCAGAGTACGTGTTGTATTGCAAAAAATTTACAGACATGTACCAAATCCTTCCTCAAGATAAAGGATCTAAATTAAGACCTTATGTAACAGTAGAAGGCGGTATTGTAGGTGAAAGTGCTGTTGCAGCCAACCAAATAGGTATTACAGAAGTACACGAAGTTACAGTTAAAAACGGAGATAGTCCGGAAGATGAAGTTACCACAGCAAGAAGATGGTATGTTCCGAGAACATACAATTGGGGACACTTGTTTGACAGATTAGACAAGATTAGAACAATGGGTGATCCTAACAACATGTATGCTTTGGCAGCTAAAAAAGCTTTCGGAAGAAACGAAGATGATCTTATCGTTGAAGCTTTCTTCGGTACAAACAAAACCGGACAGTATGGTGAAACAACTACATCTTTTGCAGTAGGAAATGTTATTGCTGCAGGCGGTGCAGGACTTTCAACAGAAAAATTAATTAAAGCAAGAACAATTCTTTTAGCTAACGAAATTGATTTGGAAAGTGAAAGACCGGTATGTGTTGTTACCGCTAAACAAGAAGCTGATTTGTTGAACGATGCAAAGTACAACAATATACAGTGGGGTAAGCCAATTCTTGAAGATGGCAAATTAAAATCATGGTTAGGTTTTGATTTTGTACATAAAGAAAAGTTGCCTTTGTCCGGATCTACGAGATCTATTCCCGTATTTGTAAAAAGCTGCATGGCTTTGGGTGAGTGGGCAACAATGCTTATAGATTTCTCATCAAGAAAAGATAAACAATCTAAACCGTATTTATATATGGAACATACAATCGGTGCTACAAGATTAGACGAAAAAGGTTGTGTATCTATTGAGTGTACAGAAGCTTAATAAAAAAACAAAGCTAACGGTTTAGGTTTTTTGCGGCTTTTGCTAACCGTTAATATAAGAAAAACCGCACATCTTTTTAAGGAGAATAAAAAATGACTAAAACATATAGTAACGAATTGCAACAAGCTTTAATCAATACTTCCGTTATTGACGGAAAAACAAAAGCTTATCAGGCAACAATAGATTTAGCTGCTCAAGCTTCCGGCGATACTATCGTTATTGCCAAAGCAAGACAAGGTGAAAAGTTTGTTGCCGGTATCATAACAACTGATACTTCTTTATCTACAGCAACCGTTAAAATCGGTAACAAGGATGATGACGATAAGTATAAAGCAGCTGCTGTATTTACAGCTACAAATACTCCAACATTGTTTGGAAATGCTGCTGCTATGGCAGCACTTGCAGCTGACGAAGAAATATTTATCACTGTAGGAACTGCTGCGCTTCCCGGATCGGGAACATTGAAAGTAACAATGTTGTTTGCTGTTAATAACTAATTCTGCCATACATTAGTTAAACCTTGCAGTAGGTATATATCACCGAATATACCTACTGCATACGAGGATAAAAAAATATGAAAAAAGCCGAACAAATAATTAAAGAATTTGAAAGTATGAAGCTTGTAAGAAGCAGATTTGATTTTGTGTGGCAAGAGATTGCACAGAGAATTGACCCCGGACAAGCTACTTTTGTTACTAAAGTTTTAAATTTTATTAATCTTGAGCAACAAAAATTTGATAGTACTGCTGCAAGAGCTTTGCCTAAGTTTGCTTCTATTATGAAAAGTATTATTTGTCCTCGTACTCGTCAGTGGGCAAAGTTTTGTACGACTGATCCGGATTTAACTTTTTATTTTCAAGATTATTTTGATGAAGTAACTTCTATTATATCTAAGTATCGTTACACAAATAAAAGCGGATTTGACAGTGCGGTTGACACGATGTTTAGCGGTGCGGGTATGTTCGGGCAGATGCCGTTTTTTGTGGATAACAGACCGGAAGGTATTTATTACAGAACTTTTCCGATGAGTGAAGTTTGGGCTAAAACTAATGCTTACGGAGAGAAAGATACTTTTATAAGAAAATTTAAACTTGATAAAAAACAAGCTGAAGAACTGTTTGGAGATAAGTGTCCGAAGAAAATAAAAGAAAGCAAAGATTGTAACATGAAGTACGAATTTTTGCATTATGTTTGTCCTAATGAAAAGTTTGATGTTAATAAAGAAGATAATCTCAGTATGAGATATTCTTCTTATTATCTTTGTGCAGATACTTGTGAGATAGTAAATGTTGGCGGGTATCATACAATGCCTTACTGTATGGCAAGAGTTGAGGTATTTCCTACAGAAAAAGTGTACGGGTATGGTCCGGCTATGAAATGTTTGGCAGACCAAAAAACCTTAAATGCTGCGATGAGAATAACAATGAGAGCTGCTGAAATGCAAGCTGATCCGGAGTTGTTGGTAAGAGAAGATGCGGTTGTAAATTTAAGTCAGTTGGGTGCAGCCGGATCTGTTATACATGGCGGATTAGATGAGCAAGGCAGACCTTCTGCAGCTACCATGCAAAGAAATATGGATTTAAGAGCTATGGAAGTGTTAAGACAAGAGTTGAAGCAAAATATTGCAGACGGATTTTGTATTAATTTACTTGAGATCTTGATTAATGATCCTTCCGCTAAAACAGCTACCGAAGTTATGGTTAAAAAGCAAGAACAAGCAATACTTCTTGCGCCGATGGCGACAAGAATATATCAAGAGTGGGCTGCTGTTTGTTGTATGAGAGAGTTTGATATACACGACAGAGCCGGAAGGTTACCGGAAATGCCACAAGATTTAAGAAACGAACTTATAAGAAGTAAGAATAAACTTACTATAGAGTTTGAGAGTCCTCTTGATGAAGCTCAAAAAAGTGAAGAAGCTATTAAGTTAAACAGATATTTGGAAACTGTGTCGGGATATGCACAAGTGTTTCCTTCTATGCTTAATGTTATTAATCCTACCGAAACAGCAAAAATTATAGCAAAGAGTATCGGAGTGCCTTCAAAAGCACTTTATAACGATGAACAAATAAAACAAAACGAACAACAACAGATTGAAGCTGCACAAGCAGAACAAATGCTTAAAGCTATGCCTACTATTGCTAAAAGTGCAAACGATTTAGCTAAAGCCGGTGTTGAAGCTCAAAGCGGTGTTAAATTGATTTAAATATAAAAGGTGGTAAAAATGAGTTTTATGTCTTTTGCACAAAGGTTTGTTTCAAGGGTACATGCTTATCAGAGAGTATTTAAAAAAGATAATCCGGATGTTAAAGCAGTGTTGTGTGATTTGGGTAGAATTGCTCCGGTAGATCCTACGGTTAAAGTTGCTAAACCGTATAACAAAAACAGTGCAGAAGTTTGGATGTATATCGGAAGAAGGCAAGTTGTTTCTCATATTTTAGGAAAAATTAATATGACTGAAGAAGAATTGAGCAATATTATTAAGCAAGAACAGTTACAACAGCAACAAAACAATTCTATAAAAGGGTAAAAAAATGGCAACTAAATTACAAATTTTTAACAAAACATTGATAAAAGTCGGCAGTGAAACAATATCTGCTATAACAGATGATTCAAAGCCGGTAAGAGTGTTAAGTACTATTTATGACGATATAGTTAAAGAAGAATTGCAAAAACATAATTGGATTTTTGCTAAAGCTAAAGCTGTGATATATGCTAACGATATTTTGGAAACAGTGCAAAATGTTGCAAGTGTAACTGTGGATGATGTTGTGTTGACCTACGATGAAAATGTATTGACAATAACAGCAGCTGCGGTTGGTGAAAGCGGTAACGATATTGCAATTAAAACTAATAACTGTAAGATTGTGTGCAGTTCTA